ATGGGGAGATCCAAAAGTTCCAATACGAATCCCTTCCCGACAGTTTAATGGGGTATCTATTGGATCGTCGTCCTGGAGAAAAAGTGAGTAAAGACGATATAAGCGATGTAATCCCCAGAGCCACAAACATTCCAATAGATGAAGTCTTTCGCAAGATGAATCATTGGAAAGCTTTTAAGAACCACTTCATGCCGGTTTGCTCCAAATATGAATTGCAGATTCGTGAGCATGTCTTCATGACTCCGTTGGAAATAAAAAAGCTTCTCAAGGACTTCGGCATCGAATGGCACGAACCGGAACAACCGAGCAAATAACAGATAGCACTGCCAGAACATTAAAGAACTCCCCTTTGGGAGTTCTTTTTGATTTTACATTTAGGTCAGATATATTTTTTAAACAAATTGCTATGAAAAAAGACGATTTGGCCGTTCGCTACCTGCCGGTCTCCGAGCTCAAGCCGAGCACATATAATCCCCGTCGCTGGGATGAGTCAGCCATTCAACAGTTGACCGACAGTGTCCGTAAATTTGGGATGGTCGATCCCATCCTCTGCAATAATGCTCCCGGCAGAGAAAACATTATTATAGGGGGCCACTTCAGATTGAAGGTGGCCAAAGACCTCGGCATTAAAGAAGTGCCGGTGGTATTTGCGAACATTCCCGAAATTGAGCGTGAACGAGAATTGAATTTGCGACTTAATCGCAACCTTGGTGCTTGGGACTTAGAGCTGTTAGCCGAATTTGACCCAGCACTTCTAAGTGATGTTGGTTTTTCATCCGAGGAAATGGATGAGATTACCGGCATCGATGAAACTCCCGAAGTGTTTAATTTGGAAAAGGAATTAGACAAACTCGGCATCACCGATATAGACATCCAAAAAGGTGATCTGTGGAAACTTGGGAATCACTACCTTGCCTGTGGTGACTCAACTGACGAAACCCATATCACTGAACTAGTCTGTGAAGCACCACCAGTTCTCTGCCTGACGGATCCCCCATATATATTGGATTATCTCAAAGGCAAAAAGAAGCACGGTAAGCCAGTAGAGGGATTTGGCTTCAAGCGAGACCGCAAATACTTGGAAACCGACGAGTTGCCGGATAACTTTACTGAACTATGGATGGCCAACATCGCTAAAGTAGCTTCACCTAACTTTTCAATCCTCTGCTACGAAAACTGGAAGAATATTCCAACGATTTGGGGTGAAATGGCCAAGCATTGGAAAGTGAAAAACATGATTGTCTGGCATACCCCTAACCGCAACCAAGGATTCGCCGCTAAATATAAGTTTTTCAGCAAGCACGATATCGCTATGGTCGGGCAAGGTGGTGAACCTGTAATGAACTTAGAACCAGAGGATGAGTTGCTTCAGAACGAATACGAAACAGCTTTGTTTGCCATCCAAGGCAAACCCCAATGGGAGGGATACGAAAAAGGTAAGAAGTACCAGCCGACTGACTTCATCGAGTTCAATGTGGCTGACGAAAAGAGCTCGGGTCAGGCTATTATTTTCGGTGTTAAGCCACTGGAGATTCTAATCCCCTACATCAAGGTGCTGACCAAGCGAGGCGATTGGGTAATCGAGCCCTTCGGCGGTTCGGGTTCAACTTTAGTTGCTTGTGAAAAACTCGGAAGAAACTGCTACATTTCCGAAAAATCTCCTACATATGCTTGTGTCATCCGGAATAGATGGGAAAAGCTGACTGGACAGAAAGGAGTGAAAGTACGATGAAACCAATGAGCCAAAAAGAAGAAGTATTAGAGATTTTTCGCCGAACACCTATCGTGGCCACCGCTTGTCAGAAAACGGGTATTAGCCGAGCCACATTTTACCGATGGAAACGAGAAAGCAAATCCTTCGCTCAGCAAGCAGACAAAGCGTTGGCCGAAGGATGCGACCTAATAAATGATCTTGCTGAATCGCAATTACTGACGGCCATTAAAAATCAAAACTTAACCAGCATTATGTTCTGGTTAAAAAATCACCATCAGACTTACACCGAGAAATTACAAGTAATGGCGAAAGTCGAACACAAAGATAGTCCGTTAACACCGGCCCAACGGACTCTCATCAAAAAGGCTTTGTCATTGGCCGGAGTATATAAAGTTAAATCAACTGGAGGCAATAATGTTAAATCAAAATGAACTAAACGACCTGATAAATCAAATCGTAAATAACAAAAAACTGCGAACGGAAGCAACTCGCAAAAGTCATTTCCTCTTCTTCCATATGTATCTGGCTGACCACGTTGAATACCCAACAGCCTCTTTCCAGAAAGAGATGTTCGACTTAACCCAAGACAACAAGCTAATGTTTCTTGTAATTTGCGCCTTCCGTGGTTCGGCGAAATCGACTTACATGAGTTTGTCGTATCCGCTCTGGGCAATCATGGGCGACCAACAAAGAAAACATATTCTAATTACTAGCCGAACTCAATCGATGGTCAAGCGTATCTTTGACAACCTTCGCAAGGAGCTTAATGAAAATGCCTTGCTCAAATCTGACATGGGACCATTCAAGAGTGAGCGAACCAAGTGGGGCGGTGGAACATTAGAGCTAAGTCGATATGGAGCTCGGATCACTGTAGCTTCAGTCGAGGAAGGAATTCGAGGAATCCGGCATGGCAAGTATCGTCCCGATTTGATTATCGCCGATGATGTGGAAGACTTGGGTTCAGTCAAGACTAGAGAGGGTCGGGATAAGACTTATGACTGGTTTAATGGCGACCTAATCCCAGCCGGGAGCAAGAACACTCGGATTATTGTCATCGGGAATTTACTACATGAAGATTCGCTTATTATGCGGTTGAGAGAAGAGATTAAGGCCGGTAAACGAGATGGTTTATTTAGATTCTACCCTCTGTTTGGGACTGACGGTGAATGTTTATGGCCGGGCAAGTACCCAGATAAGATCAGTATCGATGCCGAGAAAAAGAAGTTGGGTGATTTAGCCGCTTGGAGCCGAGAGTATCTGCTAAAAATCATCTCTGACGCAGAACGAACCGTGCACCCCAATTGGATTCAATATTATGACCAACTCCCTCCGCAGAGAAGCAATAACCATAGCATGGATTTGCGATACATTGGCATCGCCGTTGATTTGGCAATATCGCAAAAAGAATCAGCTGACTACACTGCCGTTGTCTGTGGAGCAGTTTATGGCCGAGGCAAAGACATGAGGGTTTATATCTTGCCAAATATAATCAACAAACGAATGGACTTCCCCACCGCCAAGCACACTGTCGCCGAATTATACGCCGCTTTTAGGGAACAAGGATACGCCGTTAAACTATGGTTCGACAATACCTCATTCCAAGAAGCTTTTGGCCAGGATTTGAAGCATATGGGCATTGTGGCTGAGGGTTGTTCAACGCAGGGTAGCGACAAACGAACAAGGCTATCGATGACTACTCATCTCATCCAAGAGGGACGCATCCTATTCCCTAAACAGGGAGTCAGACCGCTTATCCTGCAGTTGATTGGGTTTGGTGTCGAACGATTCGATGATTTGGTCGATGCCTATACCATTCTTGCGATTAAGGCCATGGAACACAACAAACCCAACACCAACCCAGTGTGTGCAAAGTGGGACAGAGGACCCTCTATTAAAGAGGATTACCTTCGGGGATCAAGTGGTAGAGGCGGTTACCCGTGGCATAGACTATATGGCTAGATTCTAATTGGCTGGGGTTATTGTGGCACTGCCTCAATAACCCCAATGGGTTTTAACCAAACGGAGTTGGCGCCCCCGGAAGGAATCGAACCCTCATTTTGTCGATAGAAGCGACCTGGTCTATCCATTGGCCTACGGGGGCATTGGTGCCGAGAGAAGGAATTGGACCTCCTACGCAGAGCTTTTCAAGCTCTCGCTCTACCAATGAGCTACCTCGGCATACAAAAAAACATAACCATTCCGTCTCGTCCGATGTCGGACCCGACTTGGTTATGTTTGCTTATTGTCTCCTAAATCGTTTCACTGCCTTTATTCTACACCGCCAGAGCTGTCGCACAAAGCATGGGACTATTTGATGTCAGAGAGAAATTGGAATATCTTCACCATTGCGTATGTATCCAGCTCACAGTATTGTTTTAGGTCTTTAAGAATCTTATCTTTCTCGTCAGCCCTTTTCCCATCTAACACTGCTTCCATCCATAATCTTTGAGCCGCTCCTCCAGCATGAATATCTAAATCCTTGTATGAAAGCTCGGGGATAACTACCGGCAATACCTTCTTAATCGAGGCACTCCCTAAGAAATCTTTATGGACATATGAGCAAGTCGAAAAAGGAATCATCAGGTCAACAATGCGATCATTCAGCTCTTTATAGAAAGTTGTGAACTCTGGGAGCAGGGCACCCAGTAGCTCATTACAAACTTTTTCAAAACCCTCAAACCACACCAAGACCGTGCCACTATCACCGATGTGTGACTGAAGCGATTCCGAAATTGGTTGTGCCGGGTTACTGTTGTCCTGATGCAAATATTCAAAATGCTTTACTTCACCACCTGGCTTCTCAATAACATGGAGAGAATATTGGAAAGGTAATTGCTTGTATGGCCCTAGACCATCGAAGTATGGCACCACACTAGACAGGGTTTCATAATCAAGAAAATATAAAGGGTACTTTAACTCAGCTAAAAACTGCTTAATCTTTGGCTTATCTACACATACTTCATTATTCTTAGTCGCCTGCACCTGACTTTGCTGTTTTACACTTAGAGCAAAATCCTCTGGGATATCTTTTATCTGCTTAATACCCAATGCTTCAAGTTTGCCAATCTTACTGGCACCAGGAGAACAGAGATCATAGATACTATATTCATCTACCTCCGCCAGGGTCTTGAAGATTCCCAGCCAATCATTGAAAGCTCCCAACTTCGCCAAGGAGGGCGAGATGTCGGGACAGTCTTTGGAATTCATAACCTGCAGAGCTTGTCTGATGTTTTCTCTGGTAGTTTCTCGCGATGCTTTGACTTGCTCCGTGACTTCAGTAGTCTTGGCTAGATCCTTGGCTGTGACCTCTCCGTTTCTGATGTATTCATTGTTAACATGAACAACATAGATTTTGTTAACCTGATAACCGCAATCTTCTAACACTATCATTTGGAAAGCTAAATCCGGCTCATGCTCGGGCTTAGCGTGAGTGCTAGATTTAATTTCATAAAGGTCAAACTCGTTATCCTTCACTCTAACCAGCACATCGCAAATACAAGTGATATCACCAGCTTCAAAGCGACCTTGCATAATGGTGGTGGCTCCGGATGCCACCACTTGCTTCGTCTCGGCAGTTAACCTTTCATACGCATGATAGTCCCCTCGATCGTATTCTAACTTTGTTGCATCAGGGAAAAGCTGTTCAGCGTATGTCTCAAACAGGAAGCCAGCATCAAAAATCGCCTGTGTGTCTTCGTCCACAGGAGGCAATTTATCTTTAGCGTGTTTCTTAAGCCAGAGCCAAGCCGGATGGCGGAGAAACAACATATAATCGGACTTTGAGAGTTGCATTAATTTAATTCGTTACATTAACCTCCACCGTCACCCCCAGCTTGTCTAATCTAGAGCGTATGGCTCCAACTGTCCGCTTATGCATTAACGCCAGCTCGCTTACAGAGTGCCCCAATACTTCATACTCCGCCATTAAATCGTCATCTTCTTCGGATGTCCAAGGCTCATAAGATTTATTTGTTTCATCCTTATCCAGCAACTGCTCTCGGTGAGACAGCTCTGGGCTATGGGACTCGGGAGCCTTTATCCGACCAGACAGATAATCGTCAAACTCCTTGATTATCGGACACCACTTTACATCACTAAGATTCAGAGGTCGTCTCAGATGAATGTTCTCCAGCGTCCGGCAACGGCTCAAAGCTACATAGACCTGACCCGTCTCAAACGCCCCTCCATTGCCCAAATCGATAATAATTTCATCTAGAGTTTTGCCCTGGGCTTTATGAATAGTAATTGCCCACCCCCACTTCAGCGGATACTGTACATATTCCCCAACAATCTCCGTATCTAGCTTCTCCGTCTTTTGGTTGTAAACATATTTCAGATTTTGCCACTTGGCTTTCTCTACCGAATAGATCAAACCAGAGCTTACCATTTTTACTCTGATTTCTTTTTCGTCGACCTCCTCGACAATACCAGTACTTCCGTTGACCCATCTCTTCCTTGAATCGTTCTTAGTGAACATCACCCGGGTTCCTTTCTTTAAGAACAGTTCCGATGGAGATGGTAGTTTTTCCTTTTCGGCGGCAAACTTGCCATCGATATACCCATCAAATTTGTAAACCTGACCGGGCAGGGCATCAAACTTTGCCTGATTAATAAAATCAGCCGTCCTATTGGTGGCAGTTACTGTCGTGCATAGATCGGACTGATATTCTGTATCAAAACATTTCTCATTGATTTCCTTAATCACATTGGCTAAATCATTGCCAATCCGAATCTTACTCAAGAGGTTAATAAAATGAGCATCAGTTTGCCGATAGATATGAGTTAACTCAACATATTCAATCGGTAGATCTTGAACACACTTGGCATGAAACCAGTAGTGTCGCTCAAAGTTGTATCCCATTTGCCTAAGAACGGCATCCTCTGATGTCGGAGTCACTGGAGGAAGCTGAAAATGATCCCCTATCAGCAATAGCTGAACTCCTCCGAATGGTCTTGCTCCGTCAGGACCATTTATCCGCAAAAAGTGATCTATGGCATCCAAAACATCTGGTCGCACCATAGAAACCTCATCAATAACTAGCAACCCAATTTGCTGATACAACTTCTTCTGATATATCCGCTTCACATGGTCTTTGGTGAGAATTTGATGCGGAAGCTGAAAAAATGAATGAAGCGTCTGTCCACCAACATTAATAGCGGCCACCCCCGTTGGTGCCAACTTTACTATTTTGCGGCGCAGAGTCTTTTCCAGAAACTTGATGAGTGTCGATTTGCCAGTACCACCCGCACCACTAACTAGAGTGATTGGAGCTCCACCCTCAACAAAACCTAATACCTTATTGTATTCTGGAGTGACTTCGATACTATTCGTATCCTCAACCACCGTAGCAACCGCGACCCCCTTGTTGGTATGCCGAGATAATGCATTAAAGATTTTTGGTAGAAATGACATATTCCATTTATTTATCTTCAAAAAGTCGGACAGCCTCGGCAAAAGACCCGGGTTTGTGGTCTAACTTATCCCAATCCTCCTGCTTCACATACAGCATTTTATAAGTAGCCTTCTTCTGCACTTCATTAATATCTTTGCACCACTGCCGGAGCCGATTTATTTTCTCAATATCATCAAGATCTTCCCGGCCCTTGGTCTCAACGATATAGACCTCTTTCTCGGATAATTTAACAATAAAGTCGGGATAAAAGTTAGAGATATCGCCGCTACTGTTTTGATAGTCAATTCGGAAGTAGACAGAAAAATAATTCTTAATATAAGAAACTACATCTTCAGCTTCCTCAAGGAAACTAGCAAACTCTAATTCAAGATGACTGTCTCCGACAATTTTGTTAAAAACACTCTTTTTGGGCAAAAGATATCCCTGATCCCTAGTGACGAATGGTCGGCTCTTGCTAACTTTAATGTAGTCCCTGATTTCAGCCTCGCCCTTATCCAGAACCGTCAGAGCATTGATGGCCTTTTTGAATGTCTCGACTATAGTTTTGGTTACTTCCAACTCCGACAAGTTACGCAGTATATTGAGGTCTTCCAGATCCACTGGCTTGGCAAAAAGACCGCCCTGGATGAATTCCTTCACCTTGCCATAAAGAACATCATAGCCGCTAACCAGCCGAAGTTCTTTCATAATCACCTGCGTAAAGTAGCCGATAACGCTCTGATAATTTGGCGTAAACTCAGTATCAAACTTGGTGGTATGGGTAATATCTCCGGTAGCGATATCCCTAAAAACAATCTCTCGCTGTTCCTCTTTAGAGAATTGTTTAAGCTCGATTTTCTTGTACTGAAGACCTGCCAAATCCAAATCCGACAGGTTTTTGTATTCCCGATAGATACGAGGGGTTAGGACGGGAATCTCAATATCCAACTTAGCAATATCCTTCTTGGTATTCTCGTTATCTATCTCAATCACTAATGGAGCATTGGGTTCAGTCCCCTCACCCATCTTGCGACGTTCCAATTCTACCCCCTCACTCTTAATAGACTCAACAAAATCCATAAATGCGTCTGTCCCCACCACACTCACCATCTCAGTGATATTCTCCGCCCTATACATTCGTCGTAGACCCCTACCCAATGTCTGTTCTGGCAAGATATTGCTTTTGGCAGAATAGGCTCGAAGTCCAACGATAGTCGTTACATTTTTTACATCCCAACCCTCTTTCAGCATCAAAACAGAAATAATCGCCTTGTGTGGACTATCGAATGAATCGATACTATTGGCCGCTAGACGGAGCTCTTTAAGTTCTTCCTCGTTCTTGCCCGTTACACTTTCAGAGATTTCACCATTGTTCTTGGTATGAATTACTAACACCGAATCCTTATTAGCGAACTCTGGATAGGTCTTGTGCAGATACTCGGCCACTTCATCGCAATTTTTAGTGTCATCAGTCATTACGAACAAAACAGCTTTCTTGCCGAGTTTCTTATGTTGCTCGTAGACTTTCTTCCATTCTAAAAATCCCAGATGGATATAGTCCTTATACTTCTCGGTGAAGATAGAACTTTTCTGCTCTTGGAGTTTGGCTCGGCTAGCTGAATCCGGCAAAACCGGATGTTTCACCACATCCTGATGGATAGCTTCTACCAGCGGATAATCACTAACTGTTTGCACAAAGATAGAACCATTATCGTGTTTTGGAGTAGCTGTCACGTCTAACTGAAGCGACAGTGACGCACCCTTCATCTTCAACCGGTTATGAATGTCCTCGATAGACTTGAACCACGCCATTCTCGGATCGTGGATATGGTGAGCTTCATCATTCAGGATTACCAGTTCATCTACATCGCGCACAATCTGACTAAGATCCACCTTGGATTCATTGGTCGCCCCAGTAGGCTTCTTGCCTAGAAAATAGCTAGTAGTATCTTCATCTTGAAAGTCGGGATTGGTATTGTTGCCCTCATAAACCCTATGGATGTTGGTCAAAAAAATATTTCCTGTCTTATTGACCACCCCAATCTCATCCTGAATATGAAGTGTTAGTTGAAAATCATCTCGCCAGTTTTTCCCCTCAAAGCCATTATCTGGGACCACTGGATCTTGAAAGAAAATCTTTAAACCATCGAAATCAGACCGGATACGATCCAACACGATAATGTTTGGGGTGATGACTAGGAAGTTCCTTGCCAAGCGAGAGTCTTCTTCGTACATCTTATGGAAATAGCTCCAAGCTAATATCAAGCTTAAGACCTTAGTCTTACCGCTACCCGTAGCCATCTTGATAACAAATCTCAACCAAGATTCATCGAACATCCCTGTAGAGATGGCTCCCGAGCTATCATATTTAAAAAGATCTAAGGGTTGTTTAACCCCCGCTATTTCATAGAGGTAAATAACAGTTTCTACCGCTTCTCGTTGAGCAAAATAGTATTCAAATAGGTATGTTCTGCCATCACTATCATCCATGGGGTGTTCCGTCTTAAACCACCACTGCAATAAGCTCTTACTGGTATCCGTGGCCCCTTCGTAATTCTTGTCACGCCAAATAGCCACTTCTTTACGAAGCTTGGCCACCAGTGGTGGCAATAATTTACTGTAGTCTTTTTCTCTCAATGCTTCGTCCGCCGGAAACCAGCGTAAATCTGGGTTCAGGATAGCATGGGGAGATTTTGGGAAATTAGGATGTAATGCCATGGCGAATTATATTTCTTTATACTTAAAATCACTCACTCTTTGTAATGCTTTGAGCTGTGGCAAGATTTTGTCTAATAATTGATTCCACAACATACCTAGTTCGTTGGCTTGGGTCACCGTACTATTAAGCTTCTCTAGGGTAAGAAATGATTTAGCCTCACTTATACCAGCATCACCATCAGAGTCTGACCATGTGGAAATTTTGTGACCGTGTATGAGTAGATTACGGATATGGCTAATATGTCCAAAAATCTCTTTAATCTTTTTACTAAAATCACTGACGTCATCAGGCACGGGGCTAAAAAACAATTTCACAAAAGCATTGATTTTAGCATAGATTGAACGCTCCTCTTGCTCGTCTTTAACCCAGTCCTCACATATGTTGCCACGAGGAGGTTTAAATTCCATCACAACGATCTGCCTCATCCAACCATGCAAAAAACACTCAATATAAATCTGAAGGAATATGAAGCTAAAAATTAAGTCCTCCTGTAAACCAGTCTGCAAGAATGCTTGGTGGTATTTATCGAATTGATTCCGATAAATAATTGCATCAACCATAGTTTCTGCTCTCCAGTGATCCTTGATTGAAAGAGTCTCTTCCAAATTGATAGCATAGTCAGCCATTAGATATTTACCTCCATAACTTTCATTGTGTCATTGCCAAAGATATCGACCACTTTTACAGCAACTTTATGCCGACCCTTTGTCATCTCAGTGGCAACGCTTATAAAATCTAACTTGCGGTCTTTTTTGGTTCTAAAAGACTGCCATTCATTCTCAAAGATATAATCTCCAGTCCAAATCTCTTCGGTCTTGCCGTCTTTTTGTACTCGGATAATCTCCTGCTTACTCTCAAAATTGAAATCTACAGACCAGTAGTCGATCCAATCAGACCACTTTTTAGTTAACACCTCTTGGGTTACTATGCCATCCTTGTCTTTTAACACTTTAATAATCTGACCATTTTCCACCACAATCTTGTTGCTACCATTCTTAAGTAGAGATTCAACCTGAGCAACAGAATCTTGATTATAGAAAACTGAGAAATCAATTAATTCAATCGCTACACTCTTGTCTTTGATGACAGGCCTGACTTCAATAAAGGATACGTCATGGAAAACAACCTGATTTTTATCAATAGCTCGTTTATCAAAAACATCTCGAGGGATATATTTGAGAGCCATATCGATCCCCTTATCCTTGGCTTCTTCCTGCATCTTGGGGAATAGACCCATCTCAAACTCAAAAGCTAAAATATCAACCTTGGTTATTTTCTTTTCGAGACACTCTTCCACGACTTCTTCTACAAACCTACGGGTAACTGGCAAGTTGATAGATCCAATCGATACAAACCGACTGGCTTTCTTTCCTCGGAATGTTTTAAAGCCGTCAACCGACTCTGCTTTATAGGCACCCAGAATCAGCTTTTCAAAATCTTGTTCTTTTTGATCAAGTTGCCTCTGTTTTTCCTCGTCTCGTAAATTAGGGTTGGCTCCAACATAATACTGCCTCTCGTATTTACCAAGGTTAAGGATCTCGAATGCACGATAATTTTTGTTATCATTTTTGAGTTCTCGCTGGACACCAATCATTCTTTTACGAGCAGTATGGATGGCAAACTTGCCCAAATCACTTCCAATCCATTTACGACCAATTTTTTCAGCAACTGAAAGCGTGGTTCCAGAACCTGCAAAGAAATCCGCAACAATGTCCCCCTCATTAGTAGAGGTTTTAATAATCCTCTCAAGCAATGCCTCTGGTTTCTGCGTAGGATAGTCAGTCTTCTCTTTGCTTTGGCTACCAACTGCCGATATATCGTCCCAAATATCGTGAATTGGCTGTCCTTCAGTATCTTCACCTATATAGATTTTTCTCTGAGGCTTACCATTTTTTGACCAAACTAGCATACCCTTTTTATCGAGTTCCTCGAGTTTGCCTCTCTCCACCATCCAGCCATAACGAGGTATGTAATTGTTATATTCGTACTTTAGATTTTCACGCATCCCAAGGGCTGGGTTACGCTCTATCTGATGTAAGCGATACTTACGACCGTCATTTTCAACATGATGATAGAAGTTGTCTAAATAGGTCTGATCATATGGCCTAAATTGTGGATTCCATATAGCATTTTCGCTCTTAGAGTAATAGAAAATAGAATCTGAAACTTTACCAATTTTCTTGGAATCATTATGAGAAGAAGTGCGTTTCCAAATAATATGATTTCTAAAATTATCCTTTCCAAAAACTTCATCCATCACCAGTCGCAAATAACCACTCAGCCTATCGTCGCAATGCACATATATACTACCGTCATCAGCTAATAAATCTCTCATTAACTTCAGACGCTCATAAATCATGGCAATAAAACTATCAGCACCCTTGCCCCAAGTATCTCTATAAGCCAACTCTTCCAACACGCTAGGCTGTTTAGTAAACTCTTCATCACCAATCTCAATACTCATTGAGAAATCGGCCCCAACATCAAACGGTGGATCTATATAGACAAGCTTGATACCTCCCTGTTTTTCTATTTCTTCTCTAAGAGGGCCATTCTTTAGGCTAGAGAGAATCAGCTTGTTATCGCCCCAAATCAGTTTATTGACCCACCCTCCTATCTGGCGACCGCCCTCATCAAAGAGCCCTGTTTGAATCTTTATCTCCTTTTCGCTCCTAGCCTCATCCACCTGCTCAATAACCTGAAAAGGCAACACCACATTGGTGATTTCATCGGTTTTGCCATTCCAGACCAGCTCTACCTCGTTTTTGTCGCCGAACAGCAGAAATCGGTATTTGTCTGGCAGGGGTTTTCCGGCCTCCAAATACTTGATAATATCCCGCTTTTCGTTGTCTGCTAGCTCCATAGGGGTTATTTGACTCCTTTAGTATAACTCATAATAAGGCTTATTGGGACTGGACTTTGGGCACCTTTCGGGCATCCTTGCCCTTGGTATAGCCCTATAGACAAATGGAGGAAAATATGGCGAAAAATGAGGCAATTCTAGAAGCTCCCGAGGGGTCTTCGGAAGCCCTTGAGCGACCACAAGGAGCCAAGTACTGTCTCTATGCTCGGAAGTCCTCAGAGCAAGATGAACGGCAGGCCCTATCCATAGATAGCCAAATCAAAGAGATGTTGGCCATGGCCGAGAGGGATGGCATAGAGATCGTCGAGACTATCAAGGAAAGTCACTCGGCTAAAGACTCCGGCCAACGACCAGCCTTTACAGAGCTTCTTCTCCGAATCCGAGAAGGCGATTTCAACGGGATTATGACTTGGGCTCCCGATCGCTTAAGCAGAAATGCCGGGGATCTCGGCTCTTTGGTCGATCTCATGGACCAAGGGCTTCTGCATGAAATCAGAACCCATGGTCAGATATTTAGGAATTCCCCTAACGAGAAGTTCCTCTTAATGATTCTGTGTTCCCAAGCCAAGTTGGAAAATGACAACAAGGGTGTAAATGTTAAACGAGGTATGCGAACCAAATGTGAGATGGGCTGGAGACCGGGAGTCGCTCCACTCGGCTATCTCAACAACTACGCCGACAACACGATCTTGGTAGACAAAGAAAGAGCTCCCATTATTAAAGAAATCTTCAACAGAGTGGCCAAGCATGGCTACTCAGGCCGTAACATCTTGGACTGGCTAAACGGCGAAACCAGCTTCACAACCCGAAGCGGTAAAAAGATGGCACTAAGTTCAATCTTTCTGACTCTCAAGAATAGCTTCTACTATGGTGAATATACCTACGGAGAAGGAAGCTATCAAGGCAAACATGAGCCACTAATTAGCAAGGAACTATTTGATGAGGTGCAAGTCAGAATTTCTAAACCAGCGCATGGCCGTCATGGCGAAAAGTGCTTCGCCTTCACTAGAATGATGACCTGCGGTCAATGCGGAGCCGGAGTCAGTGCTGAAGAAAAGTTCAAACGATTAAAGAATGGTGAGATGAATCGCCATGTCTACTATCACTGTACCGATAGTAAAAGAATTGGTTGTAAACAGCCTTATGTCAGAGAAGCGGATCTTATCGAGCAATTTGTGGAGATTATCGATAGGCTGACTCTAGATCGAATTGGGATGAAGGACAAGTTGCAGGAAGAAATAGACCGCTACAACAAGTTTACACAAGGCGTACTGGGCATTGACTCCACCACCTCCAAGATGCCAAGAGTAGACCTTAAAATGTACGCCAAGTACATTCTCCGGGAAGGTAGCAATGAACAAAAGCGAGAGATATTAGCAAACACCCAAAGCCAAGTATTGCTCAATCAAGGGAAGCTGTCTCTCCAAACTAAAACTAAGAATTAAATAGCTTGCTCCAGTCAGCGTCAAGATCAGTAATCTGCCAGTAGCGACCATCCTCTGCCCGAGTGAGGATATATTTCATTTCCACATCGCCAGTCACTTCAGCTGGAGCTAGGATATAAACTTTGCCTTGGCTGGATTTAAGTTTGAGCTTATCCATATCCTCTCTAGAAATAATAAAGCTATTCTCGTCATCGGGATTCTCGGAAACAGACTTGCCCGACACTAGGTCCTTAATACCAGTGGTAATCTGCTCCTTAATCATCGGCTTCATATTCTCAATAAGACCAGAGCCAAGGATTGCTCCGAGCATCCCGAACGGATCTTCGGTCTTACTCGCTTCCGTCATCATCGCTGAGCTAACCTTGGGCCAGATACTGTCCATTAGCTTGTCGATATTAATGAATTTCATAGCCTTGTCTGCGTCTTGATGAGTGGCGGCCTGTTTGAATTGGCACATTGAATACTGGGGTGTGCCGAGAAACCAATAGACACCCCCCGCCAACACAACGACAGCGATTCCGCCGTACAAAAACCATTTATGCTTAAGAAAGCTAAGCGGAATTTTAATAGATAAATGACTAGGTAAAGTTTTCTTCTTCATTCGATTACAACTGTTCCATTAATAAGTCGAAAGATTTAGCTCCGACCATCCATGCCCCTGCGTTGAATAGCAACGGCGAAGTATTAGCTCCTCTGCATCCGTCAATTATGGCTGATTTAATTGTTTCTATATCTCCTTCTTGTGAGGAAATGATTCCCAGCTTAACTGCTACTTGCTTCACCCATGTATCGATAGGCTGACAATATTTGAAATCATCTGCTAGTAGCTTATCCTCTAACTCAAATACCAATGCCACGTCTCGGATATAGAATGAGGACAATTTATCCCCGATGGCGTAAATTCCATTCAGCTCATTAAAGACACTCTCAATTTCCCTATTCTTAATTCGTTCGACGGTGTATTTAATAATATTGTAACCGTAGGAATCTGGAAGATTAAAAATGAAATCAAGAACTTCGCAGACCATCTTGCGATCCTTGTGGTTATTTACGCCATTAGATTGTAGACGGTTATCAAGTAATTGCTTGTCGTAATCTTTCTTTAAATCCACTCCTCTAAGCGTATTAAGCGTCGCTTGCATAAACCTCTCTGATAGCTCGTCTTTTCTGCCTCGATAGAACACCTTGGAAAACAAAAAATCCAAAGCCTCTCGCCAATCATCATAAACAATGTCCTTCTTACTAATCTGCTCCCTCAGAAATCGTTTCACATATAGTTGACCATACTGCTCGACGGATTTAATTTGCTTCATACAGTGGTCTCCTTGATGACCTGTATGATTTTGTCTGCCAAGGGAGCCCACTGATTGATTGGAAAATGCGGATAGACCAAAATGTCGCTCTCTTCCAATTTCAGCCCCAAGGACTTCAGCTTGTTGAAGTATCTGTCTCTAAACTCAATTGCCGAATTGGGTTCATGCAACCAGCCAAAATTGAAAGCTAACTTGCCGTCGGTATAAAGAGTAAAGATAGTCCGCCGAGAGATGGGGTTATAGAATGGACCGACCGAGCCTCTGACTGTGCCGGTGCCAAACCGCATCCCATCGGCTGAGACCTTACAAGCTTCATATAATTTGCTGAATGCCGGATAGACCCTGCCATCTATGGTAGCTTTAGCGCTAGACAGATACTCTTCCTCAGACCACTGTTGCCGAGACCCACTACTCTTCTGGATGGCGGCATCTTTCTTAACCTCCGCCCCATAGATTTTGGGAATGATAATCTCATACTCTTCGTGCTTGTAGTAATCCAGCTCAACAATGTAGATATCAAATTGGCTGTTCTGGTTAACATATAGAACCAAGTCCTTCAGCCGGTCGTCTAATGAATCCATCAGAACGACGAAATGCATCACCCCATCAGCTAGATTCTTTTTGACCCCCTCAAGTAGCCCAGTTATCTCCTCTGGTGACAAACCAAAGAAAGCTTCTATCTTTTCACTTAAGGTCATTCCGAATACCTTTTGAACACTCTGATTCAAAGTATCGATAAAGTGATCGAAATCATTGGAGTGTCGCCAAAGAGCCGCTCCGTAATCCAAAGCTTGAGCTACAACTGTCCGTTTGTCTGGATTCTTGTAGAGCTTAGTTTCTACAATATAAATCTCACCATCCTTGTCGATGCCAATGGCATCTATTGGACCGCTGTTAGTTGAGAACTCTCGAGCGAGAATCAGAAGCCGGATATTCTCTTTGATATCGTAAAGCGGAATCACCTCCGGATTATCCAGTGTATATTGTTGGAGATAATCCTCTTGTTCGATTCTGGATCGCTCAACTTTCTGAGCGTTCTTCCCTGATTTAGAAACAATGATAGCCATCGTGGACTCCCAGTCCCGACGACCTGCCGATTATTATATATAAATCAAAAAGGGGCAGATCTCGTGGTGGTTGTTCCACAATCTCTTGCTCCTAGGAGTAGACAATCGCGGCACCCGAGCGTCTGCCCGTTTTTAACCGCGATTGCGAATAAACTTATAATCCTAGGAAAATTGGATTATCCAAACTTTCAAGATTGTGGAACAACGCCACTAGCATAGCACAAAAACACCCTTCGAGAAGGGGTTTTTGCCTAATTACTTGGGTTGAGGGCGACGGGTCGCTTGACTCGCGCACTCGTTGGCAGGGGTGGCAGGAATCGAACCCGCAACGAGGGTTTTGGAGACCCGCGTGATACCATTTCACCACACCCCTATCTATCAACAGAGATATTTTACCATAAACCCCGCTACTGGAGCGGGGTTTTTATCTTATTTCGTTTCTTTGTGTTCAGTAGTCTTCTTGCAGATACGGCAGAATTTCTTTCTGACTAATCTATCCGGTGTATTGGTCGGGTTCTTGCGAGTGGAATAAACACCCTGCTTACATTCAGTACACATCAGTTTGATGATGGGGCGTTTTACTTTCTTAGTTATTTTCCCTTTTTTTGGCATATTACGCTTTCTTAATTTGTAGGAAGTCTAGTTCAACGGGAGTTTCACGACCAAAGATACTGACCAATACTTTGATTTTACCTTTCTCTTCGTCAATTTCGTTTACCGAACCATCGTAGTTTTTGAATGGACCATCTTTGATGTGTACCAAATCTCCAATATTCACATCTATCTTATACTTTGGTTCTTCCACATCCATCCGCTTGAAGATAGCTCTGAGTTCAACATCCGATACCGGCACTGGAACAGTACCAGATCCAATGAAACCTGTAACATTTGGAGTGTTGCGGACAACATACCAAGAATCTTCGGTTACCTTCATGTTTACTAGTACATAGCCAGGAAACATTTTCTTTTCCACGATTTTGCGCTTACCGTTCTTGATTTCAATCTGATTTTCTTTGGGAACGAGAACGTCAAAGATTTTGTCCTGCATATCCAATGAAGAAATTCTCTGCTTTAAGCTTTCGGACACGGCATCCTCATATCCAGAATAGGTGTGCAACACATACCATTGTCCTGGCCAGTCTTTAGAGAGCGAGGCGGCAGTGTCGGCAGCAGGAGCAGGTTCTTCGTCTGCTTTTTCCTCTATCTCCTCTTCTAACTCGTCTTCTGGCAATGCCGCTTGTTCTACAGATTCTTCTATTTCAGCTAGTTCACCTTTGCCTTCTTCCGCTTCGACTTCTGCTTCTGCAAGAGATTCTTC